GGGTCGTGCGGGGGCACCGCGAGCGGGATCAGCGCGACGGCGGGAGGGGTCCAGTCGAGGGGGCGCTGGGTCGCCATCAGGTGCGGGTCCTGCGAAGCGCACGCATCAGAATCAGCCGCAACGCACGGTAATCGCGTTTGAGTTTTTCAGACGCAAGCGGGGGCCACTCCGGCTCGACGCAGCACGGACAGTCGCAATGACCTTCCGGATGTCCGCAGACGGCGCAGCGATTCGGGTCCGGAGCCGGCGTGTCGTCCGTTGTCTTCCAGTCGTCGTAGGTCATGGCCAAATCACTCAATCGAGCACCTCGGCTACGAGCCTGATCCTGCGGAGGTTCGTCCCCTTGACCCGCAGCTGGACCTGGCTGGGCCATGGCCATGGCACTTTCAGAGCCTTCGGATCTTCAGCGTGCAGGGAAATCCACGTCGGGTTGCCGAGCTGGGCGTACAGCCAGCCGACGCCGAGGACGACGCGGCGGGGCTTCCGGCGCTTCATCGCAGCAGCCGCGCAGTGTGGCCGGCGTACACGGACACCGCCCGCCAGTAGGCCGCCATCGGAGCCTTGCGTCGTCGCCAAGACGACTCCGCGCGGCAGGCCGCATCCAGCCGAAGGTCGAGCAGAACAGCGCGGAGCGCAATCTTGGCGCCCGGCTCCAGCGCGGCGAGCCTGGCAGCGGCCGGCAGAGCGAGGATCGGGTTACGGACGTGCGCGAGGGAACGCGCCTTCATCGCAGCCACCTCAGCAGCAGCACGACGGCCGCCACGAGCACGAGCGCCGACGCCAGCTCGATCGCGCAGCCGAACGCGAGCCCCTTGAACACAGCCCCGGGCTCCGCGTCGTCGCCGGACAGCTCGCGGGCCAGGTTCGGGCCGATCATGCGGGGAACTCCCTCACGCGGAGGTCGTGACTCCACTCGGCCGGGTCGCCGCCCTTCGGGCTGTAGATGCCTAGGACCGCACGGCCCCCGTCCGCTGTCGGCAACATGATGGCGGAATCGAACGGCCGCGCTCCGAGCTGCTTCACAAAGCACGCGACTCCGGCCTCGCGGCACTGCCGCACCGCCGAGCGCGCCCACGCCACGTCGAAGGGCCTCGCGCCGGGTCCGCTCTCGCCGCCGACAATCAACCAATCGAGCTTGGGCAACGGGCGGTGCGGTGCGTACTCAGGGAGCGACATCCCGCCCCACCGGAAGTCCACCGGCCCGAGCGCTGGCTCGTAGCTGACGAATCTCACCGCGGCCGGCGTCTGGAGCAGCAGCGGGATGCGCTCGTCCGCCGTGGCCTGGTCCTCGACGCTCACCCCAAGCCAGACGTTCGGGAGTGGCCAGCCCGGCCAGGGCCGCCGGTTGCTCACGTCGCCGGCCCTTGGCGGGTATAGGTGGCGGTCCGATCCGCGGCTGTCGAAGATGACATTCCCGCGCCACTCGGCCTGGCGCTGGACGTCTTCCTCCCGCGTCTCCATGCCTGGCGCTCCGGACGCGAACCACTCACGCATCCGGGCGGGACGCTTGGTCAGTATTTGGAACGTATGCTGTGGCGCGAGGGCCATGACGCCGAACACGCGCTCGATAGCCTCGTTCGGCAGCGCCTCGTGGAACAAGTCGCTCATCGAATCTACGAAGACGCGCTGCGGCTTCTTCCAGCCGAGCGGCTCCTTGAGCACGTGATCGGGCGCGAGCTGGACCCGCCCGCTCCAGTCCACGCCGCGGGAGCCAACGCGCGTCAGCCCCTCGTACGGCCCGCCCGGGAAGTCGAAGCGGTGCGCCTGCCTCATCGCATAACAGTGGTCGCAGCCGGCGCTCACCCGCGAGCAGCCGCGGGTCGGTCCCCAGGTTCGGTTTGTCCACTCGATCGAGGAAATCGCGCTCACAGCCGCCCTCCGAAAGCGGGCCGGGCGTGCAGGCTGGCGCCCGGCCCCAACCCCATCACGTGGCTCGCTGTTGCAGGTTCACCTCCTCCGCGCGAGCCCGGCGTCGGGGGCTCGGGGAAAGCGCGACCGGGATCGCTCCCGGCTTGGACAGCGCCAGCAATGCGGGCGCCGCGCGCCTTCCCCCAGCCTCCGGCCCTCATCGCACCCTCCGACGCCGCGCCAGCCTCAGCAGATCCACGAGCCCGAACGCCAGCGCAGCCCCGAGCAGCACGCCCCACGACAGGAGCTCCCTGAGATCGCTCATCGCTCCCACCTCTCCCGGCGCTTGGCCCAGCCCTTCACGTGCCCAGGCCGCTCGCCCTCCAGCGCCAGCCACGCCAGCCCGATCACAGCCACACCGCCTACCAGCGCCGCGACGTACAGGAGCACCATGCCCACTAGCTGTGCGCCTCGGCCTCGACCCTGGACAGATAAAAGTGCAGCCCGCCGCCGCATTCCGTGGTCCAGTCCTCATCCCACTTGTCCGGCCGGACCACAGCGCCCTTCTCGTAGAAGAAACCCTTTGTGTGCAGGCTTTCTGCTTTCGCGCCGTCCGGAAACGTCGCCATGACCACCGCCGCCTCAGCACGGCACTTCCGCCCGAAGGCATGCGAGCGCCTCGCGGCGAGCGGGATCAGAAGCTGCACAATCACGCCGTTTCGACACTTCTTCCAGCCGATCAGATCGCCCTCCGGCAGGATGCGCGTCCGCGCGATGGCCAGATCGGCGCCTTTTACGCCCTGGAGGTACGCGCCCTGGAGGTCCGCGCCCTGGAGGTCCGCGCCCCGGAGGTCCGCGCCCCGGAGGTACGCGCCCTGGAGGTCCGCGCCCTGGAGGTCCGCGCCCTGGAGGTCCGCGCCCCGGAGGTCCGCGCCCTGGAGGTCCGCGCCCTGGAGGTCCGCGCCCCGGAGGTCCGCGCCCTGGAGGTCCGCGCCCTGGAGGTCCGCGCCCCGGAGGTACGCGCCCCGGAGGTACGCGCCCTGGAGGTACGCGCCCTGGAGGTCCGCGCCCTGGAGGTCCGCGCCCTGGAGGTCCGCGCCCTCACCGCCAGGCTCCGAGCGGTTCCACCTGGCGTGCTTCTCCAGGATGTCGCGCCACTCGTCCTTCGTCGGCGTCTTGCCCGCCCAGCTCATGCTCTTGCCTCCTGCGCCGCGAGGACACGTGCGCGCTCACGCAGCCTCAGCACTTCTCCGGCACCCTCGATCAGCGTCATCCCCAGCCGCGTCGCCTCCTCCGGCTTCAGCCACGCCGTCCAGTCGATCGCAGTGTTGTCCGGCAGCCCGCCGCTGAACTCGACGCCCTTCTCCGGATGGGTGTCTCCAACCAGGAACTCCATGCCGCCGGCCAGGACAGACCTGTTCAAGTGCTTGCTCATTCACTCCCCCGGTTCGGGTATGTGGCACTGCGAGCCCGTCAGATCCCCGTGCTCTGCAAGCCCGCGCACCCAGTTCGTGTAGCCCCAGAACGCCTCGTCCTCCGTCACAGTCGTTGGCTCGCCCTCCAACAGCGTTGAGCCCATGAGGATGTACTGAGGCTCGAGAACTCCCACCCGCACGGCCTCGCGCTTCAGGCCCATGTGGATCGTCTCGGGGTCGTTGCCCGTCTCCTGAGCCAACGTCGCGTAGACCACGCCCCAGAGATAGCGATTCGCTCCGGAGCCACGCTGGAAAGCTGGCTTCTCGTGGATCGAGACCCAAACCTGCTTCCCTGCGTACCGCTTCGTCCGCTCTGCGTGCACAGGCGTCAACCTGCCTTCGCGGTCCACGGTCACAGGGAAGCGAGGAGAGGACATGGCCTAGAACGGAGTCCCGTCGTCGTCTGAGCCGGTGTCCGTTCCGGGCTGGCCCTGGTCCTTCGGACGGTCCTTCTCACGGATGTAGTCCTGCACCACGAGCGGCGCCTGACCCTTCGGGAGCGGCATGATCGCTTCGACGTTGGCCCAAGTGCTTCCGTCCTTCATCGTGTGGACGATGTTCAACAGCGCCGGAGCTCCGAGAACCTTGTCAAGATCGAATGCAGCCAGCTCATCGTTTGTGAACGTACGGCCGCGCCACGACTGGAGATCCTTGCGAAGATCAGCCTTCTCGTGCAGTGAGGCGGTGTAGCGGCGCCGCACCGTGAAGCGCTTCCCCGTCTCCGGATGCAACTCAGCGATCTGCCAGACGAGGTAGACCTTGTGCGAAACCCGCTTCTTGCCCTCCCACTGCGTCGCGATCATGCCCAGGTCCACGATGTCGCAGCACACCGCGGGCTGGACCCCATCCGGAGCGGGCGTGAACGTCTTTCCGGCCGAAACAAGTACTCCCATTACTCCCCCCTCATCCCGGCGAACGGATCGCCCGTCCCCGGCCCGTACCCTTTGGCGGCCCTCTGCGCTGTGCGACGGCATTCCCGTCCGTACTTCTGAGCCGCCAGCCGCCGCTGTAGCTCGTTGCACGTCGCGCAGATCACCTCAACCTCGCCCTTGAGCTTCGCGGGATGGTCCCGCCACTCACAGGGTCCGTAGCGAACGCGGTGACAACGGACGCAGCGAATCGGGATCATCGGCCTTCCGCCTTGGCGATGGCGGCCAGCACTGCGCCGTAATGGCCGGAGTCGCTATACGGGATGCCCAGCCCGACCGTCTTGACTGCGGTATGGAGAACCTTCAGCGCCTCCAGCAGCTCCGGGGCCGCAGCGATCAAGGTCGCGGTAGCTCGTCCTCCCTGCACGTCCCCCGCGGGCACACCAACCGACGCGATGCGCCCGTATCTCTCGGACATGATCCGAAGCTCTCCGAGAGGCCACTGCTCCTGCGGATTGATAATCCACGGCCCAGGCGTGAAGCTCATCTCCCCGCCCTCCCGGCCGCATGTCCCAGCCGAGCCGCCCTCGACTTCTCCAGCAACCTGTCAGCCTCCGCACGCGCAGCCAGAACCACAGGATTCGACTCGGCATCCACGATCAGCCGCTTGATCGCCGCGTCCCTTCGCTGGATGTAGGCGTGCTCGTCTCGCCGGCCGTCGCAATCGGGGCACCAGCCATCGACCAGGTTCCAACTCCAGCGGCCACAGCACAGAGACATGCGCTGGCCGAAGTGGATCGGGAAGGTTCCCTGTGTGTCTGAGTCGGCGTGTTCGCGGTCGCTCATCGCTGCACCGCCGGGGCCTCTTCCTTGGCCTGAAATCCATCGCAGCTAACCAGCCACATCGGATCAAAATTCAAGGGCCAGTAGAACCAGCCACCTCGGATTCCGACAGGGTGACCCACAACATTGGCGGAGCGGTTTTTGCACGATGAGTGCTCGTTGCCTGGAATCTTGCCGCGATGCTTGCACGCGTAACAGTTCGGATTGTTGTCGCTCATCGCGCACCGTTCCCGCCCACGTGGGCCCTGACGCGCGCGTGGAGCTGCTCCATCTCCGCAGCACGCAGCGGATCGTCACGCCGCCTCGCGTGCGCTCGCTCCTCCGCGTCCTTCCGCGCATGCCACGCCGCGGCAGCGACCAGCACGCGTCTCACCACGTCCTCGCCCAGCGGCCCGAGCTCGAAGCCGAGCTCCGCGCCGTAGAACCGGAACACCCCGGCACACTCCGCGATGAGCGCAGGGTCCGGCTGCCAGTCCTGACGCGCCGGCTCCGTCAGCCGGCGCTCCACGATCAGGCTCGGCTTCGTGGGCGTGTCGTCTTGCTTGTGGGTGTCCATGGCTCAGCCTCTCAGTCCAGGCACGGCGCGGAGAGCAGCACGCGCGCGGCGCATCCATCGAAGGACGAAGAGCCCAAATGGTGAGTGATCGCAGATCCAGCCATAGCGACAGATCCGGCATTCTCTGGTCATCGCAGCCCCGGCACGCGGAGGGAAGGATTGACCCGGAGCCCGTGCTCCGTCGTCCAGACGTCGGCTACGGCGCTACCGACCACCAGCGCGTCGAGTGTGTCGGCTCGGGCGCCCCCAGCGGCCAGGACGATTCCGAGAACCAGACTGAAGCTGTGTCGCACCATGACCCCCTTGGACCGTTCTTGCCAGAACTGCCGATGGGGGCGTGTGTGTGAGTTACGCGGGCTCGACCGGAGTCAGCGACTTCGGCGCGGCGTATCCCTGCCTGCGCTGCGTGCCGCACAACCCGGTGACTAAGCTGCGTTCCCACGATCCCCCCGTCTGCTCTACGACTTGCGGCGCTTGGACCGAGCCGACTTGGACTCTTCTTGGCCCAGCAGACTTCTCAGCGCCAGTTTCGACCGTGTCGAGATGAAAATCACGTCGTTTTCCCAACGCGAGATCGTCTCGGGCGCGACATCCAGCGCCTCGGCCAGTTCTACCTGAGTCCAACCCTGCGCCAATCGGCCCGCCTTGATCTGCGCTCCGGTCATCTTGCAGCCCAATCTAGGCGACCGCTGATCCTATGTCAAGTGCTTTCTTGGGCCCCGCGAAAGTGTTCGGTTCCGCTACGGTCGGCGTTACCAGTAGAGAAGACGTGACCTATGGAGCCTACATGGAGAACAACCTCGACGGGTGCCCCCTCGTGGCATCCCTCAGAACCTTGCTCGGCTCCCTCCTCGGACTTGACATTATGTCTAGTTCGACTAGATTGTTAGATGCAGCCACCGCGGCCACCCTCCTCGGTATGTCCAAGCGATGGCTGTACGAACACGCAGACCGTCTCCCGTTCACGCGCCGCATCGGCCGCACGTTGCGCTTTGACGAGACGGGGCTGAGGGATTGGGCCCATGCGAATCAGGGGAATCGGACACGTCTACCGCCCGACCTATCAGACCAAGTCGGGCGAGACGAGGCACGCGGGCGTCTACTGGTGGAAGCTCGGCAGTCGCCGATGTTCCACGGGGCACAGGACGGAGGACGGTGCTCAGCGTTGGGTCGTGGAACGGCTCCACGAGATGCAGCGCGGCCACCTGGTCGGCGTCCATGCCGCCCCCCTGAAGTGGGACGATCTTGAACGCATGCTCGAGGACCGCTGGGCCGCGGACGACCGCCGCGGCATGGCGCAGTGCCGCTCCAACCTGAAGCGGCTGCGGCAGGCATTCGCAGGCTGGCCGGCGGATGCCATCACGAGCGACCAGATCACCCGCTATGCCGTCCGACGTCGCCAGACCGGGGCTGCGGCGGCCACCGTGAACCTCGAGCTCGCCATCCTGCGCCGGGCCTTCACCCTCGCCCGTGAGTCGGGGAGACTCAACTTCATCCCGCTCGTGCACCGGCTGCCCGGCGTCCACCACAGGACCGGGACCGTAGAGCCGGGCGACCTCGAGGCCATCCTCGCGCTGCTGCCGGAACGCTACCGCCCTGTGATCCGGTTCCTTTGGCTCACCGGCTGGCGGGAGAGCGAAGCGCTTGGGCTCACCTGGAGCCGCGTCGATCTCGACGCGCACGAGGTACGGCTCGACACGTCGAAGAGCGGACAGCCGCGCGTCCTGCACCATGGCTCTCTGCCGGGCCTCGTGCAGCTCCTGGCCGACCAGCACGACGGGATGCGGTCGCTGTCGCCGTTCGTCTTCGCCGGCCGCGGCGGCCGTCCGATAGACCGGACCGCGCTCCAAAAGGCCTGGCGCCGAGCTGCCATCGAGGCTGGCGTCCCGAATGCCTTGATCCATGACCTTCGCCGGACCATGGTCCGCGACCTACGCCGCGCCGGGGTGCCGCTCGCCGTCGCCATGGGCACCGTAGGCCACGCCTCGCTCCAGGTCCACCAGGGCTACTCGATCGTGTCCCGAGACGATCAGACCGAAGGGCTCGCTCGGCTCGAGGCGCTACGCTCCGGCGAGCCGGTGCAGCGCCGCTTCGCTCAGTTCAAGGCGCCGTGATGCTACACCACTGCCCCGTTCTGGGTCCGGACCGCATAGACCATGTAGTCGTTGAGGACGATGTCGTTGGCGTCCACCCCGATCGCAAACAGCGTCAGCGTCTGGTTCGACGCCCACGCCACTGTCCCCATCGTCGCGTACGTCATGTAGGCCACCGGGGCGCCCGCCGTGGTCACCCCGGCCTCCATCGTGCCCCGGATCGAGGCTGTGGTAGCCGTGCGCCGCGTGATCACGAACCGGAACGGCACCATGTGCGCCGCCACGTTCGCGGACGACGACCAGACCGTCACCTTCGTCCCTGCACTGGCAAGCTGGATTTTCAGGGCCTTCGCGTTCGCGTTCGCCGCAGCCGTCAGCACTCCCTCGAGCACGAGAGCGTTTCCGGCCGTCGCGAGGTAGTTCGCCGGGATGAGCACGCTGTAGTTCGTGAGCTCGGTATCGCCGCTGCCAGCGGCGTTTGCTTGCCCCGTGCCGAACGCGATGGTACGCAGCCCGGCCTTCGTCCACAGCGGTGGCGAGCTCAGCGGGAAGACAAGGGAAGTGGACGAGTCTGCGAAGGCGATCGGGTACGGCATCTCGAAGTCGGCTTCCGCGCTCGGGGCCGGCGTCTCCAGGGCGCCGCCGGTGTCGCTCACGTAGTAGATCACGCCCGGCGTGAGCGGGCCAGCCACGACGAGGCGGCCACCGCGACGGACCGTGATCGCCGCCCCGGTCGCCGCCCCGGCCAGCACGAAGCCCCATGCAGGAGCATCCGCAGACTCGGCCAAGGTGAAGTTGGACGTCAGATACCAGCGCCCTGCGGTCCCCAGCGTGCCGTCCTCGAGATAGACGAGGGCGCCCGCTGTTACCGTCTCGCCGGCCACGCCCGCGATGTCGACGTTGGAGCCGCCCGTGGGGACCGACTGCACGCCGTCCACGGTCCACACCGGAGAGGTGGGCGGGTCCGTGTCTGTCGGGGTCGCCAGGACAAACTTGTACGTGAGCCCAGGAGTGAGGAAGATGGTCGCCCGGCCGGCGGCATCGAGGATGATCGGGTTCGCGTTCGCGGACGTCAGGTCGGCATCGGAAAACGAGTTGATCTTGGTGGTGGTGCCCGAGGCGTAGCAGAACAGCTTGTATCCAACGGCGGGATCGCCGTCGTTGGTGAGGAAGGCATGCTTGGGAAATGGCGCTATGGTACCCGACATGTTCTATCGCCTTTCGCGGGAGGCCCGCTTGCCTGACTTCGAGCTGCTCTTTTCGCTGGCCGGGCGCGCGGGACTGATCTGCGCGTACCTGTACCTCTGCTGGGGACTGACTCGCGATTTCTGGGCTTGGTTCTGGCTGCTCAGTTTCCTGGGTCTGCCACCAGACCTCCAAGTGCTGGCCCTGGCTTGTCTCCACCTATGGGCACTCAAGAGCGACCGCGAGACGCGCGCAAAACAGACCGCCGACATCAAGAGCACCGCATCGTTCTTCGGTCCACGTCCCGTACCGTGACTCACTGGCCTAGCATCCTGGCAAGGTCAGCCGAGGCATCTTCGCCGCTCGGCTTCGTGTAGACCGTCGCTGGGTGTGCCTGGCGCCGAGCCAGCATCAGCCGTATCTGTGAGGCGACTTCCTTCGGCTGCTCCTTGAGCCATGCCTGAATCACCTTCCGTTCCGCCGGACTCGTTGCCGTCTGCTGGATCTTCAAGACGATGTTCTGCAGTTCCGCTGCCGAGGGCGGCTCTGGGACGCTTGCGGCGACCGGCGCCGGGCGGGGCGGGGATGCCGAAGCCGATGGCGTAGCCGGCATCGTCGCGTCCGGACTTGGAGCTGGCGGCGCTGCTGGGGCAGGCCTCGGGGCTGGCGGTGCCTTCCCCTCGAGACGCTGGCGCAGGAGCTGGTTTCGCTCTTCGGCAACCGCGATACGGCGCTCGGCAAGCTTCTGCGCGGCCTCGCGTGCTGCGCGCTTCTCGGCCAACTGCGCCAGCTTCACTTCTATGGCCTTGGCCGCCTCGGGGCCAGACAGACCCTTGGCTGCAACCGTGGCCGCCTTCTGCTCAGCTGCCGGCAAGAGACGCTCGAGGAACTGCACGACAGCCCCGCCCCTGCCACCACCAGCACCTACCATCCTGGCAATGAAGGCCGGCCCCTTGATCGGACCCCCGATCGATCCCACGGCACCGCCGACCGCTCCAAGAACGTTGGATGTGCCAGCCGGAAGCCCAGCCGCCTCAAGTCCGGTGCCGATGCCACGCCCTGCAAATCCTCCAGCAGCGCCACCGACCATGCTCAGTGCGGCGCCCCTCAGAAGTGGCACCACGCCAGCACCAGCTCCCGCCCCGGCACCAAGTACGCTCGCCTGCAGCGCCGCCCGGTTCGCGACGTCTCCCGCCGTCGCGTTCGGGTCCGCAAAAGAGCCGCCCTCTCCGCTCATCCCGGCCAGGGCAGAGTCCGTGAACACGTTCCCGGTGCTCTCGGGACCGAACCCGTCGTTCGCCACAGGCGCCGAGCTCCGGGCCTGCGCCCCAGCCGTCGCGCCCTCGGTCATCCTCGAGCGAGCCACGTACAGCCGCGCCGCCGACTCCGCGCGCTTGATGTTCGGAGCCTCTACCTCGAACGTCTTGCCGGCGGCCTCAACCTCGTAGATCGCCATCACTTCTTCTCGCGGATGCGGATGCCGCCAGAAAGTTCGGTCCAGCCCCCAGGGGCGCCAGAAGAGCCGCGCTTCGGCCGAGGCTCGCCATAGAACTCCTCGTAAGCCTTCCCCGCCGCATACTGAAGCCCCTCGAGAACAACAGCACGTTCGCGCTGCTTCTGTTCGATCGTCTTCTTGCTGTCTCCGGGCTGCGCGAAGTACGTTTTGGAGTCGTTCTCGTACTCATGCACAGGAATCGCAGCACCAGACTCCTTGCGAAGCCTCGCCTCAGTGAATGCGCGCTGAGCCTGCCGGTACGCTTGCTGCTCCTCTGTCTGGAGGACGTTCGGCGCATGCTGGAGTTGGAGTTGACCCGCAAGCCCGGTGCTCGCTACCTTCTCCTCAACAGGAGCGATGTCCTCGAGCGCCTGGCGAGCCCGGTTGTAGTAGGCGAGCGACTGACGCTCGGCGCCCGTGACGGCTCGCGCCGCCTGCGCGGCAGGCTTTCCGACCGCCTCCGACTCGCGCACCCACACAGGCACACCATCCGGCCCCATGACTTGAACAAGCCGCTCTTCCTTCGGCGCTGCCGGCTCTTTTGGCGCTGCCGGCAGGGAAGCGATCGGCTTGCCCGAGGCGTCGAAGCGCGTCTGACCCGGCGAAAGCTCGAAGCCGGGCTCGGGCTTGACCATCTTCGTGGGGTTGAACTCCTCATGCAGCTGGTCGAGGCCCGCAAGGATCTCCGGCGTCAGTTGGGAAAGGTCCGCCCCGGGCAGGAACTTCTCGGCGCCCTTCTGCAAAGCCGGCGCGAGCTCGGGCCACTTCTGAGCCAGGTACTCCGGACCGAACATCTGCTTCGTCCGCCACAGCGACTCCGTGGTCTGCTTGAAGTCCTCGAATGTCGCTTCCGGCTTCTGCAGGTTCTGAAGCGAGGCAACGCCCTTCGTGAACTCCAGCGCCGCCTGAGGCCCCACGGCCACCGCGAGCTTGCGGTAGGTGTCCATCGGCTTCGCTGGATCGAACGCCCCGATGGCTTCCTCGAACATCATCTGACGCTGTTCCGCCGCCTTCTGCTGCTTCTGCTCCTCCTTGTGCTGCGCGTACCCCTGCACCGCCTGACCCGCGATCTGCCCGAGCTGGCCGACCGCGTTGCCCCAGATCTCTCCAGACCGTGCAGCACCAGCCGCCGCGATGTCACCCTGCCGCGTCAGCAGCTGCGCGATGTTGTCGGCGTACCTCGGCGTGTAGAGGCTCTTGGGCGCGTACGGCATCGAAGGAATCGGAGGAGGCATGGTCCTATCCGTAGTAGGGCGGCGTCGGCGCCGGCTGGTTCAAGAGCCCGTAGATGTTGTTCTCGCGCTGCAGGTACTTCGACAGGTCCCCACCGTAGACCGTGCTCCAGGAGCCGTACTGCGGCGCAAACGCGTCCTTCTGCCCCTGGTACTGAGCGCCCCAGGTGGACAGGCCGCGGTTGTAGATGTTCTGGTACTCCTGAGACGCCGCCCCCTGGCCCCAGTCGAGAATGTCCTTCAGCGTCCCCGAGGTACGAAGGACACCGCGCGCCGAAGCAGAACGCTCGAGCGCGTCCTGGCCCTCCTTGACCCGGAACAGGTAGGACGGGTCCGTCGTCGTGTCGCCCGGCAGCGGGGGCTTGAACGGGTCGTACTGGAACGCCGGGGCGCCGCCGAATCCCGTCGTGGCGCCGCCGTAGCCTCCACCGCCGCCGCCAAAGCCGCCGCCACCTCCACCACCACCGCCCCCAGCAGTGGACGCCTCACCCGTCGCCCAGCCCTGAGCCCGGCTCTGGGCGCCGCTCTCAGTGGGCTTGTCCACCAGGTCGCCGGCTTCGTTGCGGAAGCCACCGGCCGCGACGTCCCAGCTGGAGGCGATCCACGCGGCAAGCTGACGGTCTTCGTAGCGGAGATAGTCCTCACTCCTCCCTGCGCCCCAAGCGCGCAGCTCCGCGGGCGTAGGCTTCCGCTGCCCGAGCCACGCGCTCGACGGCTCGCCCCCTGTCGCGACCTTACCGCCGTAGGTGTCGCCACCGCCCTGGAGGTACGTGCCGGAGTGGGAGAGGGCCCGCGGATCACCAGCCGCCTCCGAAGCGTTCGCCCAGGCGAGGATGTCTGCTCCGGAGGCCTGGACGGCCTGCTGCTCGGAAGCCGGGATCGAGTTGAAGTAGGCCTGAGCCTGTTCGCGTGTCAACTGGTCACCCTCGCTTCTCGACGTGCCCTGATAGCGGCCGCCGCACGCTTGGCGACGTTGTAGCGGCAGCAGTCACCGATCAGGCGCCCGCACATGTGGCACATCTTCGTGACCATAGCGGGCTTCCGGCAGACACCGCAGATGCCTGCCACGGGCTCGCTACGCACCGTAGAGCCCCTGAGATTCCCAGTCGTTCCACTTCCCGGGCTGGGCCCCGCGGCCGAGGATGTCCGCCACGGTCTGGCCCCCCTGTGCGGCTGCGCCAATCGCGTTCGCCGTACGCGGGTCCACCCGGCCGCCGCCCATGAGTGACGGAGCGGCCGAGGGGGACTGCATCGGAGGCGCCTGCATTCCGGACACGTCCACACCGTACCGCTGCAGGAGCGCCATGCGCTGGTCATTCCATGCGTTCCACTGAGCCTTCCAGAGTTCCGTAGCCTTGTCGTGCTCAGCACGGCGAGCGGTCTCCTGCTCCTTGGTGTAGGCCAGAGCTTCGGTGTTCGCCTTGCTCGAGGCATCCGTCGCCTTGTTCGAGGCGCGGCTGTTGAGTGCGGCGCCGCCAAGAGTACCAGCGGCCGCGATTCCTGCGGCGATCACAACAGGGGGCATATCAGTGTCCTCCCACGGGCATCGAATAGAACCGCAGCGGCAGCGGATTGCCGCCACAGCGTCGAATCAGCCCGTCCATCGTATCGTCACCGTCCGCGGCGCCGCCGACCACCCAGCTTTCGTCACGCACACCAGCTAGGGCCATCGCCTGCCGGTAGAGGTCCCACGCCACCATCCGCCCGCGGTACTCCGGCTTGACCCAGAGGCCCTCGAGATGCGTCACCCGCAGCGCCGACAGCATCCCGACGATCTCCCCGGCGTCATCCTCAACCACGATGATCGCGATGTTCTGCGGCGCCACGAACGGCAGCAGCGAAGGCATCTCGTTGATCGGGACTCGGCCCCACTCATCCGGCCTGAGAATCCGCGTCTTCATGCCCTCAGCCTTTCCAGCGTCAGCGCGAGCCCGTACTTCATCGCACTCGCCGCGTTCGATGCGTACGTCGTCGCGTAGGTCACATCCGTCCCGGCGTCCACCATGATCAGCACGTCCGCGCTCTGATACGTCGCCGTCGTGTTCCCCGTGATCGCGGCCCCCGTCAGCGTCTTCGCCACCCCTCCATCCGTCCAGGCGATCGCCACCGTGAGGCTGCTCGAGACGCCTGCCGCCGTTGTGATCCGAGCCAGGTACGATGCCCGATAGAGCCCCGCCGGCAGCACCGCGAGCGAGAAGTCCGTTGCGCTCAAGCTGGTGCTCTGCTCCGTGAGCTCCGTCACGTTCACGATGTTCGGGATAGAGTGAAGCGTCGGAGAGAGGTAGACGAACCAGTCCTGCCACTTCGGGCTCAGCAATCCCGTCACGCGGTTGACGACGGCGTCCATGAGCGGCGCCGGCTGGCCGATGCCGAGAAACTTCTTGATCGCCATCAGGAGCCGCCCTCATTCGCCTTGAGGTACGCTCCAACCACCTTCCACTGCACCGGATCGGTGACGCTGACCTCGAACACGCGGCGGCGCCCGGAGCCGAGACGGTTCCACCGCACGCGCCTCGAGAACTCGCCCGTCCTCCCGGCGGATCGCCACTGCTCCGTGATCCACGTCCGGCCGCCATCGTTGCTGATCCGCAGCATGACCCTCGGATCGGCGCCCGGGTACTCGGAGTAGGCCGGCGTCGGCTGCGTCCATTCCGCAACTTCCGAACCCACATACACCAGATCCTGAAACGAGAGATCCCCGAGCGGGCTCGTAGCCGTCAGCGTGACGACGTAGGTCCCATCGGTCGAGTACGTGTGCGTCGGGTTCTGCGAGGCAGACGTGTCCCCGTCCCCGAACATCCAAGCCCAGGCGGTCGTGTCTGGACTCGAGATGTCCGTGAAATCGATCGTCAGCGGCGCGACTCCAGAAATCGGCATTCAGTCCCTCACGGGGGGCACTGCATTTCGCCAGCCGTCCAGTCCTCGGCCGGAGACGAGACCACATGTCCGGTAGCGGTGTGGGTGACCCACAGCTTGGCTTGGGAGCCTTCAGAGAAAATCGATTCCAAGAACGGTGACTGCTCTGTTGATGTGGCCGCCGGGCTTTCCTCTGATGTGGCGTTGTTCCAGAACTTCCAGAAATACGTCAGGCCCGAGTTGCAGGAGGACCCCACCAGATCGGGAGTGAACTGCACATCGAAGAGAGCCGGAGCGCCAACCTCGACGGCTACCGCACACCAGTTTGGGTCATAGACCGCGAGGGTCGGGTCCAGAACCAACGGTGTGGGCGGACTGTTTGTGTCGGTTGCGGAACCGCACAGCGGAATGCCGCCTACTATTGCGGTAGCGGTGACGACAACCTCCCCAGCCGGGACGCCGTCGATTTCGTACTCTCCGTTTTCGTCGGTGGTGACTTCTATCGGCCAGTCCTCTCCATCCACCGTGACGATGATCTCCGCGTCCGGAACCGGATCACCGCCATAGGTCACGGTCCCGGAGACGACAGCCACCTGAGCCTCCATCGTGAATCCGACGATGCCATGATCCACGCCGACCCCGGGCTCCAGGTCAAGCTCCAACTCGGAGTAGAAGACTCGCTTGTTCTCGTTCGAGAGGGCCGGCGCCCGGCGCATTCGGCGGATCATCCTGCCGTCTACGTCGCGCACCAGGTCGGCGGACATCCGGTATAGGTTCCCGTTCGAGGCGTCGAGCATCCGGTGCTCGCCGAAGGCGTAGGCGTAGAACCGCGGGCGCCAGCTCGTGTATCTGTTTTCCTCGGGGAGCCATGTCCCCCGCTCGTGCCATGTTTCCGAGGCGCTGTCCCAACAGTGCGTGACACCGTCGTTGTCGAAGTTGATCAGGTAGAACGAGTGGCCAGCATCGGAGTAGCTGTCCGCCACGGCGTTGTTCAGGCTCAAGTACGACTGCATTTTGCTGTCGAGCGGGAACGTCGAGATGGTCTGGGGCTGCAAGCCGGACGCCTTTACCACGCAGACCTTCCCGTCCCGGTTGAGCGACAGCCAGTAGATATCGTCGCCGAGCGTCTCGGCCGAGAAGGGCGCCGCGATGCCGTAGCCGATGAGCTGATTGGCGAGCGGGGACAGTGGAAAGCGGTCGCCTGTGTTGTACCAGACTTCCGTCGTCTCCTCGCCGTACAGCCATGCTGCACGCCCGGCGATCTTCATGGACTTCCACTTGTCCGGGCCGAGCGACCGCTTGGCGAACGTGCCCCCGGTGTCCCATGTCGTGCCGTCGTAGAGGGCCGACACGTAGAGAGTCGAGGTGTCCGTGTCCAGAGCCAGAAAGTACCCGTCGAGATGTCCTCCAAAATGAGCCTTGCCGTCGAGCGCTGCGATCTTGTTCAGCGTGTTCGCGGTCAGATCGAAGATGTATCCATTGCCTCCAGACGTGATGAACAGCTGCCCGCCACCGTCGCCGTTCCTGCAGATGGTCGCCGGCTGGCTCGTGTTCGGAAGCAGCCCATTCGCGATTGCCGTGGGCCCTTGTAGGAACATCTCGCCGTAGCGGGTAGTCGAGGTGAGAACGTTTCCGGAGCGACCGAACTCGTAGAAATAGGCGCCGAGAACGGCGAATTCACGCCCGGGGATGGCGAAGTGCGCTCGGCCTGGAGAGTCGGTCGGAATCGAGACTATGGTCTCGACGCCTGGGGTGGGAAGAAGGATGCGCTGCGACGTGGCCGCCTTCGACTGCAGGCCCTCGACGAACCAGTTGACGGTCTTCTCCACATCAGCCGTGATCGCTCGGTTCTCGTAGCTGCCTCCGATGAATCCATCAAACCTCATCGGCCCGTGTTGATGTCGAAGTTGCCGCTGCCGCCGAGCACCGCGGCGTCAAACGACAGGTCCGACGGTCGGTAGTTGTTCCGCTTCACCGTCGCCTTCGACTCGATCGCCTCTTCCTTGAGCTCGGGATGGACGGGCCGGTCGTATGACGGAGCCAGGTCCCGAGCGAGGTTCTTCACCAGCATCCGCCGGTAGCCGGGTGGCAAGGAAATGACCTCTTCCAGGCTCGCGAACTCTGACGTCTGCTGGGGAGCGTAGAGCGCACCCTGGAGCGTCGCACTCGACGGCACCGGCCACAGCGACAGCGTCCCCAAGGGAAACGTCGGGTTGTAGTACCAGTTCGTTGGCTGCGTGGACGTGGACGCCTTCTGAGTGATCGCCGCCCAGCCGTCATCCGTGAGTGGAGTGAGCGGAGTCTCTTGGTCCGGATCGGTGCTGGTGTCGATCAGGTTGACGTGGTCGAGGTACACCGGTCGCACCACGTTGACCGTCCCACCGGCGCCCACGGTGTAGTTCTGGGTCGCCGAGATCGTCCAAGTGGTTCGCGTGACGCGGTAGATCAGCAGGCGTTCGCCGGCCCACTGATCGACGAGGCGATTGAGTTCCTCGAGCCCGGAGTTGGCTTCGTCGGCGGTAGCTACCTCGCCAGCCGCCAGAACTCCCAGCTCTCGCAGTGCCGCGGTGACAATGTCGCGGACCTCCGCCATGCCCTACGCCGCAGCAGGCGCATTCCTCCGCTTGTAGGTCCGCTTCACCCGGCGCTTCTCAGGGACCTCGGCGACGTGCTCCGGGGTCGCGTCCTCGGCCGCCTTCTTCTCGGCCTTGGCCAGATCGCTCATGTTGCGGTCTTCGTGGGCCCCATGCGCAGCAGCGTCACCGCGCAGCCGTTCCTTTCGCTCGAAGCTCTCCAGGGCGTCCTGTTGGGTCCGGTGCCAGCCGCCCTCGAGCGCGGCCTGTTCCTCCTGCGGACCCTTGACGATCCGCTGGCAGGTACGGTTGAAGGCGTCCGCGCCGCCCATGGTCCCGCCGAACGGTACGTCGCTCACTTCGTTCACCGACACGATGCCGTCAGGGCGCTTGTGGGCCTGGTACAGCATCCGGGGGAACTGGTTCTCGGGGGCGTTGGGGTTGTAGTTGGGCTTGCGCTCCCACTTCAGGTACTCCTTGCCCTCCTCGCTGTCGGTCGAGATGAGCCGGCCGCCGATGCGGATGTACGGGATGTCCACGCTTAGCCTCCAAGAGCGTGCTTGACACGCTCGACAACCGTCCTCTTGGGCCCGATCGACGCCACCCTATACGTATTCCCCTGAGCGGATATGACGCCTTCGACCACCGCACGCCCGGAAGACACCGCCTCGTCCTCGTCGGTGTTCTGCACGATGAGGCTGACCTTGTGCTTGCGGCCCTCCACATCCACGAAATCTGCCGTGGTCCACTTCGGGTACTTGTCCATGGCCCTAGACGGAAACCGCCTTGATGACGGCAAAGTTGATGAGGATGGCGCCGGTTTCCGCCGTGCCGGCCGCCGCGTTGTTGTTCGACACGCGGATGGCGAACGAGCCGGCAGCAACGGTCGTCACGTTGACGGCCGTGTTGCCGCCATCCGAGCCGGACCGCTGCGCCACCGCGACGACGTCACCGAGCTCCACCGCCGAGTTGTTCACGGTGAAGACTGCCGACGCCTCAGCCGCGAGGGATGCGTTGTTCGTGGTGATGAGGCCGCAGGGAGCGTTGATCGTCACGGCCGTGCTGCGGTTCGTGGCCTGAGTTACGGAACTCCCGGCGCCGGTGCCATAGCCGACGCCGCCGACCCCTGCGGCGCCGATGCTCTTGATCGTCTTCGTGGACTCGACATGGCCGGTGAACGAAGCGTTCCGGCTCGGGTCGAAGACCCCGCCCAGCTGTGGACTGTCCATCTGCCTCTCTCCTCTACGTGGACGACGTCGGACTTGGTGTCTGGACGGCTACCCCGAGCGGGCCCGTGCTGTAGGTGGTCGTCTGAAGCTGCCACCATCGCTGCGATGCTCGAGCCGGATCGGGACTGCCCTGAGCGAACCAGATGGAGCCGGTGAGCACGTTGATGTGGGGACTGACGGCGATCGCCGGTTCAGGAGCCCCAATGGGGTCGTGGTCGTAGAAGTCGTGAGCTCGCCCGATGTAGATCGTCGCCCCCGAGATGTGAGGCACGGACGGCGTTCCGTCCACCCCTCGCCTCACGTTGACCCAGGGGTCGATCCCCAGGCTCACCACCGACACCAGCTCCTTGTCTAGAAAGAGCCGAGTGCCGACGGCGAGCCCAGAAGTCGAGCCGACCTTGAAGACACCATCGGACGCCGAGACGCTCTCCGAGAGCGTCGTCGTGCTGAGCGTGACCGTGGCGGCCATCGCCTACCGCTCGATGTAGCCAAACGAGAAGTTGTAGCTGTCGGCGCCGCTCTGAGACGCCCGGATCCGCGCGAAGTTGAAGTTGCCGCCGGGCCCGATGACGACGGGCGGGGCGTACTGCACGATGTGCGCGGTCGCCGTCGCGGCTGTGGTGAGACCGGACAGCATCCCACCGTTCGGCGAGCCGAAGAACACGGTGATCTGATCCTGAACGACCGGGATCACCTCGCGGCACGCCTGTTGGAACACCTTCCGACTCGAGGTCATCGCCGTGACCACCGGGCCGAAGTAGATGACCGCCGACGATGAGTCGGTCGAAGCGCCGTTCACGTTCACAGGAGTGATGGCGTCCCCGGCGGACGAGCGCGCCGTCGAGCCCTTCTTGTCCACGTAAGCGACGTTGTAGTTGACCGTACCGTTGGCGCCGATCACGGTGAAGTGGAGGTGCAGGAACACCGGGATGATGTTCTTGACCCCACCGTTGAACAGATGCAGGAGCGCCTTGGTGTCGGTGTCCGCCACGACCGGCGCGGCGTGTCCGGCGATGCCGGTGCCGACCGTGGGAGAACAGGCGAAGTAGAACGACCCTTCGTCGCCGAAGCCATGCAGGCCAGAGCCGAGAGGCAGGACGTAAGCCTCTCCGTAGGGGCCGGTACGGGTCGGAGTGATCGCCTCCGAGGTGTCCGCGTTGCGGGTGGGGAGGTCTCTTGCGCGTGCCATGTCTTTGCCTCCCTAGGCGATCGAGACGGCGACCTTGGTAAGGGTCCCGTCAACCTGGTTGAGCAGAATCCACTTCCCGTTCTGCGCCTGGAGCTCAGCTCCGTTCGCTCCGTTGGCGTCGAACGTGAGAGCGGTGTAGCCGCTGCCGGCGCCGCCGAAGCCGGCCGTCACGGTGACGGTGTGCGCCGCCACGGTGCCGTCCGCTCCGCCACTGCTGGTGATCGTCATCCGCGAGAAGTCGAGGTCCTTGGTGGGGGAAGCCAGCGTCATTGCACGAGCAGACGATCCGACGATGTTGACGCGGAGATCCTCGCCCTGCTTCGGCAGAGCGATGGCGCCGGCTGCGGTGTACTGCACACACCGAACCGGGCGGATGTACGGATTCGTGACGGTGGCCGGGGCCGGAGGAGTGCTGAAGTCCGCCGGGTCCCCGTGAGTGACGTTCTCGCCCAGGACGTGAGCCGTGACGGCGCTGGCGTCCAGGCCGCGCCTGACCGGGACGAGGAGCGACGCGGTGACGTAGCCGGCGGTCACCCTCATCATCTCGTCACCGATGAAGACCAGACGTCCGGCCGCGATCGACGTGGCCGAGACGACGGAGAGCTGGGTGTCCCCGATCGCTGCGGCCGCCGCCAGTGTGGTGGTTGCGAGTGCCATGAATGTTCCTCCTATCCCTGCACGCGATAGGCGAACTCGGGCCGCACCGCTGCGGCGCCGACGAGAAGGTCCAGCCTGGACGGGTTCTGATCCGTCTGGATCTGGAACTGCTCCACCATGCGAATGGAGATGCCCCATTCCTTTGACCGCACCGTGGAAGTCTCCACGCCAGCCGTAGGCTTCATCAGGTCGGCGGTGACCAGCGCGAAGGCGCCCGGGATGAAGACGAGACCGGTCGGGGAGTTGGTAGTCGCCAGCACGCCAGCGACCGGGTTGGCGCCCCACACGGTAATGGCCGCGCCCGTTGCCGGGATCGCGTCCACGGTTGCCAGAGAGCCGCTCACGATGATCGCGGGTGAAATCGGAAGCGCGGCGATGTCGCCAGTCACGTCCACGGTGTCTGCGGTGACCGTGAACTGCTGCAGCCGGCCGCTGGACTGGTACGACAGCCGGTTCAGCGAGTTCACTCCCGCGATGGTGAAGATGTCGCCCTTCTTGAGCGACGTGGCGCCCGAGGCCCAGCCGTTCGTGATCAGGCTCGAGCCGGTCTGGTTCGCTCCATTGATGACGGGAGTTGAAGCCGTGAAGGTCCCGGTGACGTGAACAGGTCGGTTCGCGTCCTGGTACCACTCGGAGACGCCGAGTTGCTCGCGTCCGAACATGCCCTTGGTGTATGCCTCGCCGATGGTGGCCGAGGGGTTGAACAGGGTCTGGGCCGCGTTCGCCAGCACCGCCATCGCGTACTGATCGAGGACGGCCTTGCGGCCGGAGAGCGGGGTGCCGATGTCGGTCAGCTTCACGCCGCCCAGCGTATAAGCGAGGGTCGTGCTCACGGTCGTCCCGGGGGTGCCGATCGCGTGGAACACGTCGCGGTACACCGCGTTGAACGCGAACACGTCCACGGCGTTGGCGAGGTGCTCGGCCGCTGGCTGCGTGTACCGGCTCCGGATCGAGTCCAGGTCCGTGGTGGCCTGGGCGCTCGAGTAGCTGAACGCGATGTTCATCTGGTCTTGCAGCGAGATGGGGACGGTGACGTCGAACAGGTTCTGAATCTGTAGAGCCTGTCCATGCGTCACCACGAAACGCTGGGGGAGTCTCGCGCGGACGGTGTCGCCGACCTTCGCGCCAGCCTGGACGTACTGGTCATCGTAGGTTCGGTCGATGTTACGAACGAAGGTCACCTCGTTCGTGAACTGCCGCGTGGTCTCCTTGAGAACCCATGTCGAGTTCGCAATGGTGTTTGCCACGAGTGCTGCTCCTGTTTTGCGTTGCTCGCGGCCTCTGGCGGGCCAGCGTGCGCTTTTGCGTAGGAGCGGATGCCAGCGCTAGCGGCGTCCTACGCACCCCAGGAGCAGCAGCGTTGTAGGCGGGGCGGCTCCTACAAGCTGAACAGTTGTATTATACGCCCGGCTGTCAAGCGGCTTTTAGTTTCCCGGCCGCGGCCAGCGAAAGGATCAGGTTGCAGACGGCCACTAGGGCTGTTGACCCATCTGTCTCCGGTCCCTCGCCCGCATGAGCACTCCAGTCTGCACGCCTATGGTGCCGATTGACTGTGATCCCGAGCCGCTCGATCAGCGGCCCGGTCGCGGACCAGTCGGTGTCGTAGCGCGCGAGGGTGTGACTTGGGCTGGTGTCGCTATGCGGCCCTTTGCCCCATGGGTGAGGCTTGTCGGCCGATCCACACACGCAGGCCCAACCGCGCAGTCCCCCAGGATCGTCGGCGTCCGTGACGGGCTTGCACCCGAGCGCCTCGGCCACGCGGACGTGCAGCGGCTTCTCCGTCACCGCACCCTCCGCAGCTTGGAATCCCTGGCGTCCGCCTTCCGCTTGTAGGCGTCGAAGTCGTCCTCAGCGTCCGGATCGTCCTCCGCCGCCGCCGGGGCCCCCGAGATGGGCCGCACGGGCGGCTTCGCCTGGCTCACCGGCTGCACAGCCCTCGGCGCCGGCGCGGGGGTGGCCTCCTGGCTCACCGTGCCCTCCAGCCGCCCGATCGCCCGCATCACGGCCGCGTGGTCCGGCAGGCTTCGAAGACGATCCATCTCGTCGGGGTCCTCCGCCAGGTAGACCAGCAACTGCGCGGCCTGCTCGGAGTCAATGATGGCGTCCGAAATCGCGTTGATCGCCTTCATCGGCGTCCCGGGAGGGACCGACCACGACGGGGCCAGTTCCTTCTGAAGTTCGACCGCCTCGGGCGCCGCCAGCCTCTCCTTGAGCGCCGGGTCCGCCTTCTCGGCCGCGAAGATGCGCTCTCGGAACGTCTCCCCGCGCTTCTTGACCGCGGACACGGCCTGATCGACGGCCCGGCGCTCGTCGTCCTGCTTCCGCTGCTCCTTGAGCTCCTGACGGACCTCCCAGCGGGCCTGAGCCTTCACGTATTGCTCGTAGTTGTCCCAGTTGCCGGTCTCAAAGCTGGGCTCTTGGTCGTCCTCTGCCGCCGGCTTGGCTTCCGCTGCAGGCTTCGCGGGCGCCGTGCGCTCCGCTTCGAGCTTCGCCAGCCGGGCCTCGAGCGCCTCCCGCTTGGACCGTTCCTCGTTCTTCTCCCGCGCCAGTTGCGCGATCCGGGCCTTGGCGTCGTGGCGTGGGTTGCCGGGCTTGTCCTCGTCCTTCTCCTTCTCCGGCTCCTCGACTTTCGGCTCTGGCTCAGCCTTCGCTTCCTTGGGCTTGGCCTCCGGCTCCGGGTCGAACAGGTCCGGCTCCTTGTCCGCCTTGGCGCGGGCCTTCGCCGCAGCCTCCCCGCCCTTCTTCCCGAGCTTCGCCGCGGCGGCCTTCGTCTCCCGCTCCTCGGCCTTCTTTGGGTCCTCGGGCTCGCCGTCCTTCGGCTTGGCGTCGGACTTCAGGTTGGCCTCGATCTCCTCGGCCGTACCTCGATTGCTGCTGACCACGAAGCCGTCGCTGACGACGGTGGCCGTCGGCCCGGCAGGCGTCTCGCTCATCTCATCTCCCCAACAGGAGCCAGCGCAGCCGGCTCAAAAATCCATGGGCGCAGTACACGTCCTCGGCCATCGTCATGCGCCGCTCCAGGGCATCGATCCGACGCACGTCGTACAGCCGAGCCTCTTCGATCCTGTCCACCCGCTGGCGGGTCAGATACTCGTTCTGGTAGGCAGCCTCGACCTTCCGCGTACGGTTCAACTCGCGCAACGGTCCGCTGCCGCTCATGGCGTCACCACCGTCACGGTGCACTCGCCCCCGTGCGTGTCTGTGATCCGATACTCGCGTCTGACCTGGCGCCCCTTCGGCCGATAGAACCAGCCGCAGAACAGCAGCGCGACGAGCCGCCCGCGCAAGCCGCGATTGAGCAGCCAGCACAGGAACCGCTCGCGTTGGCTGTAGACCGTGACCGGTATCGACACGATGTCACCGACCTTGACGCCAATGTGTGATGCAGTCATCAGAGTGCTCATGGCGTCACCGGCTCAGGAGCCTCGGGCTTCTCCGGAGCCTCCCGCCCAAGCTCCCCCATTACCGCCTCGTGCTGCCGGTCCTCGGCCCCAGTCATCTCGGCATGCCTCTGCTCCTCCGCCGTGTTCACCTGTTGCGCCTTCGCGCTCAGTAGCGCCTTGAACTCCTCGATGTCGTTCTTCATCTCCTGCAGCAGCACGGCCACGCGCTGGTCACCTTCCGCGATCCGGGCCTTTGTCTCGTTGTCCATTCGCGCCTTCTCGAGAGCGGCCTGCTGCTTCGCCTGCTCCGTCTCGATCTTCTGGACGAGCATCTGCATCTGCTCCTCCTTGATCTTGAGCTGCTGCTGAAGTGACTGTAGCTGCGCCTGGAGCTGTTCGGGCGGAACCTCTCCATCCTCGCCCTCGCCAAGGCCGGGAAACTTCTCTTCTCGTAGCTTGGCGAAACGCTTGGAGATTTCATCCGCGCCAGGCTCGTCTCGGAACTTGAACACAAGATCCCCGAACATTGGCAGCAAGTCCGGTGACGCTTCAATGATCGACGCCGTGAACTCGGCGCCCTGCTGAAGCCGCGTCTGGAAGCTCTTGCCGATGCTCACCGACACCGAGTAGGCGCCCTTCTTCAGGTTGTACTCCTTGACCTTGGGCTGTGGGGGCTGCTGCGGACCGCCCTGCATCGGAGCCATGCCGCCCGGAGGCATTCCTGGCCCCATCGGAGCCTGTCCGCCCTGTCCGCCCATCATCGGCGGCTGCTGGCCCGGCTGCATCATCACCGGCCGCGACGTCTGCGGGTCCGTGTAGTACGGTGCCCCGAGCATGACGAACTCGCTCTTGTCGTCGTCCCCGCGGAGGATCGTCGTCACTCGCCCAGGCCTGTCGTAAATCGCCGGCATCAGGTCGAGCACGATCCGGGCCTCGAGCGGCATGCTGACGTCTGCCAGCGAGGCTAGGAAGTGCGATGTCCCGGCGTCGGACTGCTGCTGCAGCGCCACGATGGCCTTGCCGGACTTGTCCCGGGCGCTCTCCCGACCAAGCGACGGGTCGTAGACGCTCGTGGTCGTCTGGATGAAGCGATCGGCCTCCTGCAGCGCCATCATGGCCAGGTTCATCCCCGTGGCGTCCAACTGTGACCGCATCGGCGGCGGCGCCAGAGTCCCGGCAACTGACGTAGGCTTGTAGAACAGGACAGGGAAATTGCGCCGATTGGCCTGCTGCCACAGGTCTTGATAGCCTTCGGCCTGGCCGTCCGCCATGACCCAGGGCGTCTTCGGCTCAGACGCCATCCGCTCCACGAGCGACGACGCCGCGAAGTTGTACAGCTTCTGCCCGTCCTTGCTCGGGCCGATCATCCCTGTCCAGCGCCGCTCGCCGTCGTATGGCTGCAGCTCACGACCGACCACGGGGACCAACGGGATGTAGTGCCCGTTCCACTCGTCCTTCGTGAGCACCTCCGTCCCGTTCAGCTTGCACACGAAGACCGTGACCAGATCCTTCTTTCGAACCTGCCCTTTCGGACCTTTGACCTCCTGGTAGTCGTGCTCCTTGTACCAGTACTCCGCAACCTGAACGGCCCGCTCTTCGCCCTCCGTCCTCACCCAGTCCGGCGCCTCCGTCTCGAGCGATTCCCACTCGAGCTTGTCCTGGCCATCGGTCTTGCTCATCTCGGCATCAGGAAACTCGCGCTTGAACTGCGACAGCGACATCCACGCCACCACGAACGCGAACTCACCGTCACTGAAATCCGCCTTGGTCGCCGCAGGGTCGAAGTACACCGTCTCCTGGTGCAGAATCCGTTCGATCACGATCTCTTGATCGAACGCACCGGGCCCGTCTGGGTTCGAGTCCTCGTCGTACTTCGTGGAAACCCGGTACGCTCCCCGACCGGCCTTTGTCGCCCTGTCCAGCGCCCACAGCCGCGCCTGGTCCGCGTTCGAGTCCCGCTCGATCCTCCGGTACAGCCCCTGCCGTACCTCGGCGCACTCCTTGTCGGCATCCTCGCTCACCGGGTGGATGTTCACGCCGAGCCGAGCAGCTCTCGCCTGGTTGATGATGAGCTGCAGCGGCTGGTCAAGCTTCGAGATGCTGAGCATGGGCCGCGCCGGGACGCGATGCCCGCCCTCCATGCTGCCTCTGCGCTCGGCCTTGGACACTTCGTCCCACTGCTCCTCGGGGACCTGGAAACGGAGATCGTCCTTCTCGCGGAGCCGCTGGGCGGCCTCGACCTCCTGGGCGAGCTTGAAGCGCTCCTTGGCGGTCTCGAGGATGGACTGCTTCTTCTCGCTCACGACCAGCTCCAGTTCTGCGGCATCGCCTGCGCCCGTGACTGCTTCTGAACCGCAATCGGTGCCGCGAACGTGAGCGCCAGCGCATCGCCGTCGTCCGGGCTGTCAACACCGCGCTTCTTCATGTCTTCCTTCGACTCCAGCCACACGCGCTGCCTATTGTCCGGCCTCGTCCCGGGCCCCAAGAGATCGGCTTCGAGCTGTGCGTCATCGTCAACCGCTCCGCTCAACAGCCACTCCTTCATGCACGCCCACATGTAATCGCGCATGTAGCGGGCCTTCTCGTCAGGGCTGTCCGAGCCGAAGTTCACCTCTTGCACGTTGCGGTGGCCGAGCGCACGGAGACGAGCGCCAACAGGCCCGGCGATACCGGCACTGTCCAGAAAGAGCGTGTGCACCTTCCGACCGTCGTACTCTTTCTCGAGGATCTCGGCCAGCCGGGTCACCATGACTTGCGGGTCCCGCGTGAACTCGCCCTTCACCCGAATAGGCGGAATGCTTCTCCCGTCGAGACCGCAGCGGAACCGCACCACGTTGTCATCCGATCCGCCCCAGGCCATGTCAACGCCGGCCACTAAGGGCTGATCAGGCATCACGTACACCTGGCGCTTTTGCGCAGCCGTCACGCGATCCTGATCGATGAACTGAGCGTCAGATGCCCGTGGCGGGATGCCTTTGACGCGGACCCGGAAGAAATCGGAGTCGTCGCCATAGGTGGCTTCCCACTCCTTGATCTGCTCCTTGTTCGTGAACCGCGACGAGCGCGAGTCCACGACCGTTGGATGCCAGAGCTGTCGCGAAACACCGAAGCACGCCCGGTGGAAATGCCCAGTGGTCCGGGTACAGTTGCCGAACAGGAAGATCATCGGCTCGCCGTCCGTCAGTCCGCCCTCGGCCACCTCGTGTACCTTGTCCGGGATGCCTGAATCCTCGTCGAACACGTAGAAGCTAGTCGAGTCCGCGGCATGCTGGCCGGCAAACGCCTCGCTGTTCTCCTCCTTGCTCGACTGCGGCGCACAGAACCATGAGTCCTTGTGATCCTTGTGGTACATCCGCTGGTCACCGACCTGAAACCAGTGCGAAGTGATGCAGATTCCAGTCCAGCGCTTCAGGGCCGCCCATGTCTTCGTGCTGAGCTGGACGTACGTGTTTGCGGTCACTGTGCCTTGAGCGTGCGGGCGCGTGCTCATGATCCAGTCCACGAGCCACGCCGCCATGACCGACTTCCCGATGCCGTGACCACTCGATACGGCGGCACGGATAGGAGGGACGGGCGTCTTGCCGTCGAAGGCGTGGGCCTTCACCTGCTCGCCGATCCTGGTCAAGAGCTCAGCCTGCCACTTGTCCGGCCCTGGGTGGTCCTTGAGCGGGCCGTCTTCGCCCCACGGATAGCAAGCCAGCACGAAGCCGAGCGGGTCCGCGTAGAACTCCGCTACGAAGTCGGCAAGCCGCTCGTCAGGCGTGAGGATGGCCGTTGCCACGCTTCACCTTCGCCAGCCTGTCCCGGCCGGCCTTGATGCGATCCTCGATCTTCGTGCTGATGCTGATGTCCATCCGCTCGATCAACAGCCCCATGTGTTTGAACAGCATCTCAAGGTTCTTCGACTTGTCCCACAGCTTCAGCTCTACGATATCCTCTTGCTTCCCGTCTCCGGCATCCGCGTTGTACTTGCGGTATTTCACTGAGGAGACGGCAGCTCGGATGTGTTTTGGCCATTCCTTGAGCGGGAGCAGATTCCCGTCTGGCCCGAACAAGTCACCGATGTCCGAGTAGGCCAAGCGAGCAGCCTCCCGGAGCGCCCTATCAGGGTCGATCAGATCAGCCAGGCGCTCGGCGGCCTTGCGCTTCACCTGCGGCGCTCGCCCGCCATGCTTCGTACAGACAGTACCGCCGAGGATAGCGGGACGCTTGCACTGCTTCCGGCTGGCTTTGGACGTGGCTCGGCACTGGTTCATGGGGTCGGCGCTTCCATGGGGTCTACCACAGGGAAGGCCTTCCGGTCGCCCATGTGTGTCCTTCCCCGGAGAGCAAAGGATATGCCTCCATTAGCTTTTTGGTATCAGCGTCTTTCGCAAGACGTGCTGCTTCCGCTTGCTTCATCCACTTTCTGGTCTTGGCCCGGGACTTCGCGCGTTCATGGCATGCTTTACAATCGCCACGAAACCGATACCGCCTTTTCATTGGAAGGCCATTGCCTCCCTACTGGTAGAACACGTGGACGGTGGCGGTGTCCCCGGTGTCAGCCACGATCGAGATGAATTTCGTGTAGTTCGGCGCCGTGACTGACTTCGGAACGTTGAAGCACAACGGGGACGCCGCAGAGCCGGCCGGGAGCGGGATGTAGGCCGTCGTCGCTGCGGCGGGGGTCTCACCCTCCCAGAACACCCGAAAGTAGGCCACGTCAAGGCCCACACTACACAACTGCACCTCGGCCGAGGCCACGGGGAGCATGTAGGTCTGGCTGGTCTGCGTGACGCTCAGCGCCTTGAAGCCGAGCTCGGCATGGCCAGGGACAGCCAGGGCCAGCGCGGCGAGTAGTACGGCAAGTCGTCTCGTCATCATCTTCCTCCTCATGGGACGACCACTGCCGCCGCCTGCGTCGTGGCAAGCACGGCATCCCCCGCCGTGAGCCACTGATGGCGGATGTTGTAGACGGCGCCACTCGTCAGGCTCAGGACAACGGTGCAGCCCGTGGTGCAGGTTGCGTCGGTCTCGCTGGCCTCGGCCTCGCCCGGTAGGGCGTAGTAGACCTTGAGCTTGGTAGCGCCGAGGGCCTGGAGATACGCGCTCGGGACGGCTGTGTACTTCCAGTCCACCGTCCCGCCGACTGCGCTGGCGACCGTCGTAAAGAAGTACCGCTCGGACTGGGCTTGACCGCAAATCGCTTCGACCCCGAACGTCTTGCCGGCTTCCAAGCCGCTGAAGTAGACGACGCGCCTCGAACGGCCACTAGTGCTGGTCGTTGTGTCGAGGATTGCGGTGTCTTCGAGTAGATTGACCACGCATTCATCATCACGATCTAGCCCCGCGATGCCGAATGTGAGGATGACGCCGTTGGCCGAGGGCGCAGAGCGAAAGTCCATTCCGACAAGGGCGGAGGCCTGGTTGATCGTGATCTCAAACGCCGCGTCGTCAAAGAGGGCTGCATCATCGGTCGCGCGAAGGGTGAAGGCATAGGTACCGAGTGTCGTCGGAGTTCCCGTAATCGCACAGGTCGCAGCACTCAGGCTGAGCCCCGGGGGGAGTTCGCCGGCCTCGTCGTCGGGCGCCTCGCCGTCGCCAACGATGAAAATGAACGGTACGGTGCCCCCACTCGCAGCGCAGGAATCGTTATACACAGCACCGACCTCGCCTACGTCGAATGTCAGTGTCGTGATGATCGGGTTGTTGCGCACCGCGAGCGCGTACTGCCGCGTGGTACAGGACGGGACCGAATCGCACGCCTCTACGACGAAAGACGCTGATCCGCCAGTCTGAGAAACCCCAGACATGCTGGTCCATACGATGGGATCAGCCCCGCCTCCATCGTCGAAGCTTGTCGTTCCTAACGTCGCGCCTGGGGTGTAGAACGCAGTATCGGTGAGGAGCGGATAGCTCGGAGAGGCTAGCGATGTGTAAAACACAGTTCCATTCTTGCTATACTTCACAGCCCCAGCGACCACGGCTACTCGCATCACATCACCGGTCACGTAGGCGCCGGTGGCGCTCGTGTACTTCTGGACCCCAGCCTCATACACCGATATCACGCCATCGATTCGAAGGTATAACCCAAAATCGATGTCGGTATAGTTGGTGTTCGTGTTGCCGTTGGAGAGGCCGAACATGCGGTATGTGGTCGTTTCGACCGCGACCGTCTCAACGTAGCCGTCACCGGAGGCAAGCGAGTTGGTTGACGCCGCCCCGGAATTGCCCCACGCCTGAGTCGCGGTCTTGATGAGCGAGGCCGGATTATCGGGAGTCGTCGGCGTGCCTGTGATCCCCGTAGCACAGGCGGTGTCGTTCGGCATCGTCAGGCCGGCCGGGAGGGCCCCGGAGTCTATCGAACAAGTGTATGGCCCACCGTCGCCAAACTGAGCCTCGATCGCCTGTGAATAGACTCCATTCACGACGGACTGGGCCAAGCTTGCCGTCGTGATCTCAATCGGAAGGTCGATTCCTGTCACGGCTACCGTAAGTGTCACGCTCCCCGTCACCGACGACTCGACGATCCCAATGCCCTCCGCCGTGACCGTGATCGGGGTGGCCGCCCCGCCATTGATCTGGGATGTCCACTCCCCGGTGGAGTTGAGATCGAACAGCATGATCTTCGTGGCAGTATCGACACCAGCGGTGTACGTCACCTCAAAACCGGTGTTGCGAATTCGGATCTCTTCCAAGATCGTTGCCGGTGTTGGCGGTGTCGTCACCCAGTCATAATAGCCACCGGTCACAGGCACGGGGCCGGGGATGTCCTGACCCTGCGTCCCGTTGAACAGGGTGAGGACGTTGGTCGAGCCCCGTGTGACGAGCGCACCATACGCCTTGTTCGTACTGTCCTGCACAAGAGTAACGGTCGCCGGGGTGCCAGTTGCGTAAGCGTCCCAGACGTTGAGGAACGGCTCCCACTGATTCGTCACCGGATCCGGCACAACGGTCACATGACGCCAAGCGGTTTCCCCGGACGGAACCGTGCCGGCGTTGTACGTGATCGCACTGTCTGCCTGGTCGGTTTTCGTGCTGCTTGCCGGTAGGAGGTGATTGACCCGCGTATGCGCTGTCGCCCCGTCATAGATCCAGTCGGTATAGCTGCTCGTAATCGTAGCGGCTACCGGAGTGCTGATCCAAAGTTCCTTGTTTGGCCTGGAGGTAGACCAGTTTATGAAGCTCGCGCTCACGCTTGCGCTGGGAAACGTCTCGTCCTTGGAGTTGACGCGATCGAAGCAAACCACAACGTCCCAGTCTCGGAGCCACACCAGCGACCGGGTGTGCTCCATGATGTACGAGACGACACCGCCGTAGCGATGCCACGACCACAGACTCCCCCCCATCGTCCCCGTGATATAGGTGTAGTTGACGGGGGTCGAATCGGTACGGTTGGCAAGCGCACCGCGGAACTCAAGCGGTCCAAAGCCGTTTCCTACCGGGACGCCCGAGAGCGTGACCCCGTTCGAGCCCCGAGCATCGATACAGGCGCCGCCGTAGCACTGTGGATGAGTGATGGCCCACTTGCCATTTTTCCAGAGCTGGAACTCGCCCCAGTAGGTAGGCGTATGGTCGGCAATGAGCGGGATGGCGTAGTGCGCTGAGAACCACGAATCCGAGACGCCCCAGCCGGTGCGGGCGTTGATCATCTGCGCGCCTGCGACGTACCGCGTCGTGGCAATCGTGGTCCAGTCTCCTGACGTCGCATAGGGGTCGAACATCAGGAATCCACGTGGGTAAGGATCGGCTGCGGTAGCACCGACCGTCGCTTCCCTATCCACAACCCAATCTTGAATCTTCGGCCCGATGGATGTGCCCTTGGTGATACCGGCCAACACCATTGCCACGTCGAAATACTGGCGCGTCCGATACGTCCGGGGATGCTGGACATCTCCCCAGAGCTTCGGCTGAATGCTGGTCGTCGTCGAGGCCGGCGTCAGCATGTGGACGTACTGCTCTGCTGCTGCCTGTTGCCAAGTCGTCACCTCGGGGAAGTAGTCGGTCCCCGTCCATGAGCGAATTGCCTCGGCGCCAAAGATCAGGAGCTTGATCGTCCCCCCGTTGCTGTACTCGTATCCCTCCAGCCACTCGCCGTCAGCCGAGAAATCGGTCACGTAGCGATAGATACTGTTGCGGTACGTCGTATAGTCGGATGCGGTAGCGTCGAGCCCGCCGACAAATCGCGTGGCATCGTTCCAGAGTGTCTCCACCGTTGCGTTATAGCTACCCGTTGCGATGTGGAGCATGGCGAGCCCCATGTACTCGCCGGTGGTCTGGTCGGAGTCGAAGCCCATCTGGTACTGGGCCGCCGGAGCTGGGGCATTTACGCACCCAGCCATTAGGTTGAGCTTGTCAAGAAAGGTCGTCCGCTGCCCGGCGGACAGACCCGGATAGAGCCAGTCGTATTCCCACGTGAACGTGGTGAAGTACTCGCGGCTATAGTTGCCCGAGATGCCGGAATTATTGCATGTCACGGAGCGATTGATGAAGTAAGAGGTGATCTTGGTCCAAGCCTTGTCACGATACGTCGTGTCCCCGGTGACGTGGTACATCCAAGTGGCCCACTCGGCGTGGTCCTCGTCGCGCTCGGTCGCGGTTCCGGTTTTGTCAGCGTTCGACTTCATCAGCTTGTAGAGCCGACCACCGAGCGTAGCCGGACTGGCGGTATTCGCTTCATAGTCGGTCTTCATCTGCGCCCAAGCCGTCTCACGTGCAGTCGTGATGAAGAAATGCGGATGGTCCTGGGCGCTTACCGTAGCCGCAAGTAGCAAAAGCCCGACGAGGGCGCGAATCATTCTCAGAACCTAACCAGCGCGCTAGAAATCGTCATGTAGAAGAGGTCCACGTCTAGATCCCTGTTCGTCGCTGATGCTCGTGCCACAACTCCGACTGATGGCAGTAGCCCATCGGCGGTTGGCTTATTCCCCATCGTCGAGTCACAACTGGACGAGCAGAATGTGATTTCTGTCTCGTAGGCCCCGGCACTGCCAACCTTCATCCCGATCATTTCGACACCAGCAGGACCGCACGTCATGCAATGACGTATCGTCACCGCCTGCCAGAGGTCCCCTACCGGGGCTTTGGTGCTAGCGACCGTGTCGCTGTTTGTGTCGTCGCCTGCCGACTGACAGCCGGTGGTCGAGGAATCACAGACCTGAAAGATCCACGTTGCATGCGACAGATCCGTGTCGAAGAAAGCCCTAATAGCCCCCGTCGCCGCAATTGTTCCGCCAACGGAAAGACCTACGGCCAGGTGAACCGAAGTAACCGCGGTTACAGGCTTGATAATCCACGTTGTTGTCCACTCTTCCCCGGTGACGTCGTCTCCGTCCAGGGTCGTGGGGAAGATTAGGGGACCGCCATTGTCCGTAGTCCCACTACTTAGCCGTAGAATCCCGGGATGGTTCGGCTCGGTGGTTAGGTTCTGAGCAGCCGTGCCGACGGCTGCTGTCTGCGACAACTGCATGTTCAAGTCGCCTACGTTGCCGTCTGTTCCCAACCCCGAACTGAACTCGTCACGCCAGACTAGGATGGTGGTGCTCGACGGATCATAGCCACTCCCGCCGCACGCCGCTCCGCTCGCGATGTGATTCCCGTTCGCGTCGATTGACACGCAGTTGCCCGAGGTCTGGGTTCCTGTCGTAGTGACAAACGCGGTTGTGTTCCCGGATCTCGTCCCCACTGCCGGCGCGGCACCAGCACCGCCGCCGATCACGGGCAGGTTGGCTGTGAGGGCCCCAGAGGACGCGAGAACATCGGCTGTGGCCGTGAAGTAGGGAATCCCGCCAGAAGTCCCAGTGCCGGCTGGCAGGCTCAGGCCCCAGTGTTCCGTATCCGTCTCCGGGTAGAAGTACATGGCTGGCCGGTCCGTCTCGAAGTAGAAGGTCCCCAGCGCGCCCGTAGCCGAAACTGCACTTGTGCCACTGCTGAACGTCAGCACACAGGTCGTATCGATGTTGATCGTGGGCACACCAGCCGCCACGGAGATGCTGATGCACCCGTCCGTGTTCACCGGCTCCGCACTGACGTTGATCGAGTTGTTCGGCAGCGTGATTGTTCGGTTGCCCGTAGGATCGGTAGCCGCGAGACTCGTCACCGTGCCATCTACTGTGGCACCCTCAAAGACAAGGGCGAACGCCCCGTTGAGGACGAATCCCGTCGTCCGCATGACATAGCGTGCGTTGTTGCCGATCGAAAAGGCCAGCTCGTCTGGGCCGGACCAATACATGCCCGTGTTCGTATCTCCGCTGAAGCCGTAGCTCGGAGCCCCCGCGGAGCCGGCGGCTTGCAGTATCGGCCCCGTCATCGTGCAGCCGGCGAGCGCGCAGCCGCCACCTCCGCCCGTGCTCGGCGGCCAGTAGCCGAGCTGCGCGTGGGCAACAACGGGGGCCAACAGCAGCAATCCGGCCAGGACGAAGCGTCGCATGTGACTCTTTCTCATCGATTCCTCCGGGCTTCGACCGCTCGGCGCACGTCCTGAAGCTGCTTGCCGAACTCCTTGATGGCCGCCACGACGGCATCCGAACTCGCCTCTATCGCTTTTAGGCGGGCGGCCGTGCTCTCGCGGTGTCGGCCAGCACCCTCTTCGGCGCGGTCCATGCGTGCTTCGGTGCGCTTGAGGCCTCCGACGATCTCTTGATTGCTCTCGATCAGGTCGCGCCTCCCGCTGTTGGCTTCCTCGGAGACCCTCACGATGTGGCCGCCAACCTCCGTCATCCATGCCTTCACCTGGGCCTCCAGGCGCATCTCAAATGCAGCGCGTTCCTTGCCGAGGCGCTCCTCGAGACGCAGAAGGTCGGCTCGCAGGTCGGCTCGCGTGACGAAGTCCTCGTCCTGACTCACTCGGCATCTCCTCGCCATCCGTCCTTGAAGGTCTCGGGTCCGTTGAATCGCTCCGTTCTGGCCTTCTGATCACGCTCGAGCACCCCTTGAATCGCCTGCGTGCGCGTCAGCAGCTCGCGCACTTCGGCCTGCGTCGCGGCGGGTTCGTCGGGCGGCTTCGGCCGCGGAGGATGTCCGTCCATGAGCCATGTCTCCTCGCGCACCTCGGAGATCAGGACTTGCTGGCGCTGGAGCTCCTCGACATCCACGGCGCGGCCGGCGCGTGGACCGAGGATCGCTTCGAGGGTTTGCCGCTGCGCGTCGAGCAGGTACCGGATGTCCTTGCGGTCCTGGCCCCGGATCTTTCGCTCGATCGCCGCTAGCTTCCGCCACGCCACAAACTGCCGGGAGAGCCAGCCAGCGAAGGCGAGCAGCATCGCGGGGCCGCCCCACTGGCGGACGAGTTCCCACGGATCTGCAGGAGGCTGTGACATCGTGGCGAGCGGCTCGGACACCCTACGGCTTCGGTGCGTCCTTCGGACTTCGGAGCCAGAGCGCGACGCCGCCCATGACACCGGCCGTCACGATGGGCCAGATGTTCGGGATCAGAGTCGGACATACCTCCGTCACCTTCGCAACGACGCCCGTCGCTACCGCCGTACCGATGCCGAACACCGCGACTTGTAGTCCACCCTTCATCTGCGCCTCCTTGAGTCGTTCCACAACGCGGCTAAACGTCAACGCCGCCTTGAGATTCGCAATCAGGCCCATGCGTCATCCACGGTCGAACCACTTCCCGCCGTCGAGGTACGGCTGTTGCTTCAGGTGAAGGATGCCCAGCGCCTTCACGAGTGCCCGGAACTTGCTGTTACGCTTCACGCCGTCGTGCTCAGCACGCAGTGAGTGGTAGTAGTCCTGGAAGCCAAGCCTCAGCGCCGGCACCTCGGAAGCAGCAGCCGCGAAGTTCACTCGGATGAGTGCCTCAGCCTCGGCGGGACCACTCCACGGCTTCGAGACGCGCGTCACCGCAACAACGTCCTTCGCGAGCCGGATGACGAAGTCAATTGAGGCGTGCTGTCTGTCTGCTCGGAGGATCAGCGTGCCTCGCTTGTCCGGTGCGACTGAGGCCACGGCGGCATCGATGCGTCGCGAGAGCGTGTCCGGGCCGGGGACGAGCGAGATAGACTGTGGCGGATCGGCCTGGTAGCCGAGTGGCGTGTAGCTGCTCAATGCGTCCAGCTCCAGACGAGCATGAGGATTCCGTAGCTGCCGCCGACTAGGGCAATGATGCCGGACACGACGCCGAGCGTTCGCTCTTGCCGCGTCATATCTCGACCCCAGCGGATCATCAGAACCAACCGCCGCACACGGAGCCGTCGCTACTGCACAACCTGCATTGCCCGTCGCTCGGCTCGAACTGAAACGGGTTGCCGCGGACAAACGAACATGTCGCACCGGGCTTCGCTTCGAGCTTCGTCCCTCCCGTCAGATACGCCTCGCAGGCACCGCGCTCATCGCACTTGAAGCCGGGACACTCGTTCCGCACCGGACATCCGCAGCGGATCTGCCCGCCCATCTCGCCCATGCCGATCGAGTCGCAGTAGCCACAAGCCCGAGGAGCAACCTGCGCGGTGCAGTCGATCAGCTTCCCGTGTGGGCCGCAGTTGATCTGCCACCGGGGCCTGCCGATCTCGTTCTCGCCCCAACCGTCCGGCAACGTCGCGGCCGTCCAGACCCTCGGCGGGAGCGGAGCGGTACAACCTCCAGAGGGAGGCGGTACAGGGACCGGCGTAGGAGTGGGAGCAGGCGCCGGGCCCGGCTGAACGCCGCCTGGAGGAGCGTATGCAGGACGGTCGGCACCTGGGCTCCAAACGACGGTCCCTGTCTTTGTGGGGTCGTCCCAGCCGTCGCCGCTGTAGATGTGATACCCGAACATCGGCTGATTCGAGCTGGTGGACGCCGAGATTTCGTCGGTCCCAACGTCGTGCTGGCCGGAGCAGAAGCCTTGCGCGCGTAGCTCGGCCTCCACGTGCGCTTGCCAGACTTGAGGACGGACCGTGATGATGCACCGCGAGCCTGGAGAACAGCCGGTCAGCTTCGACATGCCCTGATTCACGGCCCAGCCGAGCGTGTGCTTCTCGGCGTCGATCACCGGCTGAGACAACACGCCGAGGAACACGCCGGACCCGCTCAGGACGCAGCCTGTCGTGGGGGGGATGGGCGGCGGGTTCGGCGGCTGGGGCGGCTGCTCGGGCGATGACGGGCACGCGCTCGGCCCGCCCTGTACATTCGTGACCCCGCCAGGCACCCACGGTGTCCAGCATGCGTAGAGCCAGCCCGTGCCCGGGTCGTGCCAGCACGAATGCGCCTGCCCTTCGATGCAGACCGGGCTGGGTACGGGCTCGGGAGTCGGTGCGGGAGGGGTCGGTGGACCCGGAGGTTTCCCGCCGGGGATGCACGCACCGAGAAGTAGCACGGCGCCGATCGTCCACGCCCACGTGAAGCGCCTGCGACTGTTCTTCACGGCTCCCCCCTGAATCCGATGATCGCGGCCCGCAACCTCGCAGCCGCATGGATGACCGGCAACACCAGCTCGCGCTCGCAATGGATCGCGGCCTCGAGCTCCAGCCATGCGGCCTTGTCGTAGCCCGGCATTCCACGCGCCCAGGTCCACAGGACTTGCAGAGCGACATGGGTACGGTCGCGGGCCAGTACGGCAGCAGGGCGGGGCGGCGCCGAAGGCTGCACTGGCCCCGGGGGGCTCGTTGCCGGCGCGCTACCAAACACCGCCCCGCCCGACCGCGCGGCTGAGGGAGCCGCCATCACACCTCGCTCCACAGGCGCCGCACCCCAAGCAGGCGCCGCAGCGGGAAGGTCGCCACCGAGACGCAGTTGTTTTGGTTGCCGCCGAGCAAGCGCACACCTGTCGGAGCCAGCGGATTGTCCGGGCCCACGTCGAGCCCGGCAAACCAGCCCACATGGCCGGGAGCGTCAAGGACGTCTGGCCCGGGCTGCTGTCCGTCGCCGCGCTGCAACACGACGACATCCCACCCGACGCGCGCCTCCGCGAGATCGATCGGCATCCCTGCCCCGAGCCAGCTTCGCGCGCGTGCCGGCGCGTCAGGAATCCGCAGCCCGGACAGGCGGGTGACGTGGGCGACGTAGGCGCCGCACCATGGCGTCTCGTCGTGGTAGAGCCCGGTCGCCTGCCGAGGGTCCGCAACCCCGGCATCCATCAGCCAGGCGAGGACGTGGGGGTTGTCGTAGCCGCCCGGAAGCTCGCGCAGGCCGATGTACCGGCTCGCGATGTCGTATGCGGTGAGTCGCAGGCGCGGCCCCGTCCCCAGGCGCCCCCCGGATGCTGCGGGAGCTGTGTCAGGTTCAGGGCCGTCGTCGGGGCCGCGGTTGCTGCCGGTCCCTCAGGCCTGCTCAGGCTTGATCGTCAACGCCCCGCAGTGGCTGCTACCCGCGGGACTCTGACCGCACCCTTGCGGCTACATTATGGCTTACGTGTCAAGGCTTACGGCGCATCCAGAAGATCAGTAGCGCAGCCGCGAGCAGGGCCGCCACAATCCACGGCCAGGGGTCGAACGGCGCCGGATCCACACGGAAGCGAAGCCAGTGGGAGTCGCGTTCCGATCCAGAGCACTCCATCGTGACCTTGGCCTCGTAGTATCCTTCGGCGGCGGGACGACCGCTTAGGAGACCGTCCGTCGAGATGCTCATCCCGGGAGGCAGTGAGCCCTCGACGATGTGGTAGGCGCACCCCTCGTCGCACCCGACCGAGCAGTCCAACCCGCCGGCTGCCACCACGCCATCACTGTAAGGCTGCATCACCCCTCCAATGCTCTGCGACTATACCGCCGCGGCAGCTCGACATCGACATTCCCGGCCCCGTCCACCAGCAGCCGCACCAGCACGTCGCCGCCCCCGGCAGCCTGCGCTCGGGCCATCTGCGCCAGGATCTCCCGGCAGGCGTCCGGCACGTGCTCCAGGCTCGCGGCTAGGCGCTCGGCGGGGCTCGGGATCACTCGGGCTTCGCCTCCAGCACAGCGGCCAAGGCGTCCACCTTCGCGGGCAGCACGCAGCAGGCGCCCTCGTGGCATCGCTGGTGCGTCCCCTTGCCGCCGTGGCTCCTGTACTCGGCCACCAGATCGAGCGCTGCGGTACGCAGCCGATCCACCTCGCGGGTCAGACGGTCGTGCGAGGAAAGCAGGGCGCGGATCGCATCCGCTTCAGACTCCGTGCAGTACAGCATGCACCGCTCCAGCAGCTCGCGGTCAGGGACCACCGCCTGCTCCACGTCTCTGGGCTCAGCCTTGGTGGGGGTCATCGGCTCCAGACAGCGCGCCGTGCATTGCCCGCCGGTATCGGTAGGCCCACCACAGCGCCCGCAGTAGGCCGGGACCAGCGGTATCGGGTTCCCTGCCGTGTCGGTGTTCATGCTTCCTCCTTCGGCTCTGCGGGGGCACTCTCGCGGTCGGGAGAGGTCATTGAAGCAAGCGGGAGGCTATGCGATCTGCGTGCTTCGACGCTCTCTCCTTGCCCTGCGCCATCACATCGCGAATGTCGGCAGCGTCCTGCTTGGCCTGCTTGCCCTCGGCGAACTTCTGCGCGGCCAGCGTCTCCAAGCTGTGAATCAAGTTCACGAGACGGCGGTTCAGTGCCCCGCTTTCGTACGTGGACAGCCTGCGCGATAGCTCGGCGTGCGCGGCTTTGGTCGGATGCCCGATCGTTCCTGGTTTTCTCATGGCATTACCCCTCTTTCTCACTTCGGCTCTGCGGGTGCGCTGTCGCGGGCGAGGAGCAGGCCGGCGGCTCGGGCCTTGGCGCGCGCCTGAATTGCAGTCTGTAGACGGCACCGACAGCCCTTGTCACAGAGCAACTGGGCTGATGCATCCTCAGGCACCTGCCTGTCTAGCGCCTCAGCCAACTCCCGCGCCAACACAGCGAGAGCTAGGAAGTCTCCCGACAGCAACCCAGCCTGCGCTTCGACTCCGGGCGTCTCGTGATAGAGCTTCCGCGCCCGCTCCTCCGCTTCCGGCACGTTGAGGGTCATCGACAGACCCCACACAGCAGGCAACGGTGGAGAGATCCCCATCCGGTCCAGATCCACGAATGGCGACAACACTTTTTCATCGACTCTCCTTTTCGCGGGCGTCGAGGGCGGCGAACGCCTTTCCAGCGCGAGCTAGTTCTGCGGACGTCAGGAAGGACGTGAGTTCATGGAACACGCGCTTGCGCTCCTCGGCCACGGCCTCTTGCGTGCGCGGGTCGCGCTTCCAGATTTCGTGGATGATCGCGGTCGGAAGGTCGCGCTCGCTTGTGTACAGCTCGATCAGTTCCGCGTTCGGCCGGATTCCGTCGAAGCTGTGATCCGCGGCCTCGCGCCATTCCTTGTCCCTCTCGGCCCGCCCCAGGTCGCGGGCTTCGGCGAGGGCGGCGCGGAAGGGGCATGGCCACAGCACCCAGTCGAATAGAATCTTCCCGCTGCTGCACTTCTCGCAGTAGCGTTGTGCGTTTCCAGGCTCAGTCCACGGATAGTGCCCGAGCCGCTTCGCGATCTCGTCCAGCGTCTTCGGCTCAGTCATCGGTTCCTCTTTTCGCGGGTGCGAGCTTTCCAGGCTCGGTGCCAAGCTCGGTGACAGCTTCGGCACTCGCGCCTCCCCCGCGACACGTACAGATTCTCGCCAGCATAGACGTGGCCACGGGGACAGTGAGTCCTGGCCAATTGAATGGCAGGCCTCGAAAGCGACCCCGGCGCCAGAAGATTTTGCCGCGCCGTTACGGGTCTCAGGTGTACCGGATTGACGCAGGAACGAACCCGGCAAACATGATCGAGATGGAGACCGGCTGGGATTGGTCCGACATAGTGTTCGAAGGCTACGCGGTGAGCTCGGCGCCCGCGGCCGTTGAGCGAGAACAGGCCGTAGCCGTTATGGTCGGTGCAACCAATCCATAGGTCGCACCCGCCCTTCGGCTCAGCCTCAACCTTCGCTACGAACCGCTTGAGCTGGCTCTCAATCATCAGCATCGGCCTTCTCCCCCTTGTCCTGCGTCGGCTGGTTGTGGATGCACCCGACCCCCATCGGTCCACAAAGGTGTGGCTCTGGCCGGTGGGCGCTCTCTGGCCGGCAGCAAACGCCGCACTTGCCTGCATCGCGATTCGCCCCCGGGCGTGCCCACTCACGAAACTCGTGCCCGAGCGGCAGCTTGTCCTGCGTCGGCAAGAGCGTTGCCGGGGGCTCGAAGCCGGCAGAGAGAAGCGTCTCCTGCGTCGGCTGATCTCGGGCGGGCTCTCCGCAGGCGGGACAGGCTGGATTACCGCAACTACCCGGCTCAAACACTCGAGCCAAGTCCTCGCGGGTGATCTCAACGAACGGACGCTGAGAAGCCTCCAAGGCATCGTCGGCCTCGTCTACGGGGTCTTGGTAGCTTCGCGTCGAATGTCGCTCGCGCGTCAGCCCGCAGTGGACGCAGAGCAGAGCACACGTGAAGTTGTGCGCCGGATCATCTCCTCCATCTCCCTCACGGCAGGGTTCAAAAGCGTGCGTCGGCTGATCTCGGGCGGCTGCGAGAGCGGCACGGAGGGCATCATCCACGCGCAGCGATAGGTCCGTAGCACCTGCGCGAAGGATCTCCACCACCGCCGCGAGCTTGGCCTCAACACGCTCGGTGTCTTTCGCCGCTGCGGAGAACGCCAGAACCGCCTCGCGCTTCAGCGTCAGCAGCCGCTCGACGTGCGCCTTCAGCTCCTCCACTTGAGTGCGGAGCGCGTCCCGCTCCTCGCGCAGTGTGTCCATCACGTCCAGGGCGCGGGACATCGGCACGGTAGGCTCGCTCATCGGGTCCCCCCTAGATTCAGCACCGCAGCGATCGCTTCATGCTCGCTCTCCACCACCACCGCGGGCCCGCCCCTCCAACTCGCCAGAAAGTACGCCTCAGCCTCCGTCAGCTTCCGCCCGCTCGGCGGCTTCTCCCCGTCCTTGACCTCGAGCAGCGTCGTCCGTCCCCTGTAGCCAACGAGCAAGTCCGGGAAGCCGTTGCCAACACCTGACGTGACGGACACGGACGCTCCGAGGCGCCTCAGAGCCTCGACGATCCTCGCTTGATTCGCGTCCGTCCGACCTCGAGCCCTCACGCCTTCTCCATGAACGGATGGCGCCGCGCCGGGAAATAGACCGTCGTCCCCTTGCCGTAGTTGCACGCGGCGCAGCTTGGGACCACGTTGCTGATGTCGTGTCGCCCGCCTCGGCTCAGCGGCCTGCAATGGTCCTGCTGGTCCCAGTGGTCGGCCTCGCAGTAGGCGCAGCCATAGCGGTAGAACGCCAGGACGGCCTGCCAGGAATCTGGGTCCACCCAGCCGAAGGCCTTCGCGGCGGCCCGCTTCGCTCCGAGGGTTGCCTTGCGCCGTATCGGCTTGCGAGGCTTGCGGGCTCGCTTCTCGGGGCGCGGAAGGCGGGCCTCGGTCACGCAATCCTCGCTCGACGGTAGTAGTACAAGCACTTGCCGCAGCGCCAGAAGTCAGAGCCCATGCGCGGATAGGAGTAGATCGCAAGGGCATCGCAGTTGGGACAGCGGCGCTTCTTCGCAGGCCTCTTCGGCTTCGGCTTGGTCACAGTCGGTCCTCCGATTCGTCTCGACGCCCCTCCTGATAGTGTTCCGCAGCCACCTCCCGCAGCAGGGCGGCGAGGCTGGCCTCATGGCCGGAAACTCGCTGAGCAGGCCACAGCCGTTGCAACCACTCGCGGGCCTTCACAATCGCCCAGTCTTCGTTCGGCTTCGGCACGGGGCCTCCCTTGCTCACTCGCCCTCCAGAAAGCGAACCGTCGCGCATGGGTACAACTCCAGAAGATGCTGTGGCCTGAGTGCTGTACACGCCTCGCAGTACGGTGGGCCGCCAAGCTTGTGCGTCACCGACTTGTGCAGCGCGAGCACCTTTTCGACGCGCTCGGCTAGCGTCAGGATATGCCTGCAACACACGTGTGCATCATTGCCGTCTTTATCGGGGTCGTAGACCTCACGCCCGTCATGGGGTGGTGCCACCGTACAATCGCGCTCCACGTCGTTCAGCAGCTCCCTGATCGTCGGCTTGCTCACTCGCAGGCCTTGGCGAAGATCTCTCGCACTGCCGCATCTACCGTCTCCTGGAGCGGCTTGGTCTTGAGCACCATCGTTTCGCCGCAGCAGACCGACCAGCCATTCGCTAGGCAATGACTGAAGCCGACCTCCATCTTCGCGCCGCACTTCCGACACTCAACCTTGCTCACTCTCTCGTCCTCCGTTGCTTAGGGGCTCGCTCAGTCACCCGCATACCAGAGACCAACGCTTCTAACGTCTCCGTGATCCCATCCATGCACTTCGCGCAAATCACCAGAGATGGCGGCTTCGGCGGCGCATCGCAGCCATTCGCACACTTCTTCAGCGGTTTCACCACTCCCCCCTTGATCCGGTCGGCATCGCTCGCACCGGGTATTTGTCCGCGTTCACCGTACGCTCCCGTCATGCAACGTCGGCGGTTCTGGATCTACCACCACGAAGCGAAAGCGCAGCCCGTCCCGCCCGAGCTCGCGCGCGAACGTCGCCAGCCAGCCCATGTACAGCGCCCTCCACCAGCAGACGAACTGCGGCGAAGGCAGCGCGATCACGAGCGTCTCCGGTTCCCACGCCCAGCCCTGCGCGGGCCGCCACCACGTCGCGAAGGCGTCGGCCTGGATGGCGCCGCTCGCCCGAAGCCGGATCGCTTCAAAGAACGCCGCGGCATCGGGGTCGCGCTCCGGTAGCGGCTCCGGCTCGTGGCCGAGCACGTTGCGGGCCTCGCCGTCACGGCCGAATCGGAGCGCCACTGTCCCTCCTGCGGTTCAGCTCGGCCAAGTCGCGCCGGAGATCCCTCACCGTGTTCGCCAGCCTGTCGTCCGTCATCGAGGCCGGGTTGATCGCGGTCCTGCGCGCGCCCTCGTAGTGCGAGCCGCTGGCCAGAGCCTCGATTGGATCCTCGCCAGTCATGTCAGCGACGGCTCTCGCGAGAGTCTGGCACTCGAGCTCAAGCTGAACGCGACGGCCGGCTACGAGCGGGTTGGCTTTGCCGCCTGCTCTGGCGTCAGGCGTCGGCGCAGGCGCAGGCGCTGGTACTGGCGCAGGCGTCGGCGCAGGCGGGGATTGCCGGCCGGCATTGCCACCGCTACTGCCTTCGCTATGCCACCGCATGTTGGCACGCGTGCGCTGCTCCTCCCGGAATGCCAGTTCCTCGGCCACGTCCCGAACGACCCGCTCGTGGTACAGCCGCCCGTCGCGCTCCTTCAGCTTCCCGAGCTCCGTCCAGAACGTGAGGGCACGGCGCACGTCGGCCGGGCGCATCCCGACGATCGCCCCAAGTGCCACGGGATCTGCTGGCAGCTCGCCGCCCTGGATGAAGGCGTGGAACAGGAACAGCGGGTAGAAGGCGGACGCCACGAAGTCGCGCTTGGCGAGCGCCAGCTTGACGGCGGGGTCGTTCACGTAGTCGGCTGGCGCCCATCGCATGATGTGAATCGGCTTCACGGTGTCTCGCTCCTCTGGCTGTTCTCGGCCCCGCCCTCGCGCCGCCAGCGGCCGTAGCTGAAGGTCCCGGTGCCGTAGGCGGTGGCGACGAAGACCTGGCCGGCGCGGTAGTACACGGTCGCCTGGGCGACGGTCTCGAAGACGGGCGGGCGCTCGGTCATGCGGGCGTCTCCTGGCCGGCGAACAGCGGGCCAGCGATCCGGCGGCGGGCGACCGCGCACCATTCCGCATCCTGCTCCATGCCGATGAACCGGAAGCCCTCCGCGAGCGCAGCGACGCCCGTGGAGCCGCTTCCACAGAAGGGGTCGAGCACGAGCCCGCCCGGAGGCGTCACGAGCCGGCACAACCAGCGCATGAGGTCCACAGGCTTAACCGTGGGGTGCCCGTTGCGGCCGGCGTAGTGGCGCTCGCCGCTCGCGGCCTTCGCGGTGTAGAAAAATCGTGACGCACCGCCACTCCCGCCGTAGGTCCCCCAAGGTGTGTCCCGCGTTCCGAGGGGGCTGTAGACGTTGTTCTCGGCGCGACGCGTTCCGGCAGCGCCGTCCTTCGTCTCACCGCTCTGCTCGTCCAGCGCCGCCGCCGCGTCCTCGTCCAGCAGCACGTTCGCGGGCCAGCGGCCGAGGTTCGTTGTGCCCATGCCGCGCGAGCTAGAGCTAAGCGACCCATCGCCGGCGGCGTTGTACGTGCCGCGCTCGACCGTCCGACTCTCATCTAACAATCGAAGCGGGCGCCCATCGGCCTCGATCCTGCATCCGTCCACGTTGAGCGCCCCCGTTCCGTGCGCGAGCACGTTCGCAGCGACCGTCCCCGCCAGCGGCTTGCGGGCGAGGATGACCGGCTCCCAAGCTGGCTTGAGGGCTGTGCCCCAGCCGGACCACTCGCGGGCGGCGTCGGTGGCTGGTGCGGTGTCCATCTTCGGGCGGTTGCTTTCGTCCTGTGTCCACTCGTCCTGTGCGTACTTGTCGCTTGTGGAACTCCGCCAGCTTCCCACGGTGCCGTCGGCATACTCACGCTTCCCCACGACTTCGCGCTCCGCTCCCGCCGCCTTGTCTATCGCCTTCGACACGTCCAACGACTTTGGGAAGCCTGAGCCGTAGAGCCAGGACAGGCAGTCCCGAATCTCCCAGCCCGCGTCCTCGACCGCGCACGTCAGCCGGTGATAGGTCCGCGTCCCGCCGAACGCCAGCAGATGCGCCCCCGGCTTCGCCACGCGCAGCGCCTCGGCCCAGAACGGCTCGCCCGGGACGCCGTGGTCCCATTCCTTGCCCATGAAGCTCAGGCCGTAGGGCGGATCGCAGACGACAGCATCGACGGACCCGGCGGGCATCTCGCGCAGCAGCCCGAGGCAGTCGCCCTGCCGGATCTCCCAGGTCACGCGCGCCACTCCAGCCGGTAGCACTCGAGCCGCTGCGTCTTCGGCCCTCCGATTCGCCCGCAGCCGCAAGGGCATTGCCGGTCCGCCTCCCACAGCAGCGATGGCTCCACCTCGAACACGTCCCGGTACGGCCGCGGCCCCAGCACCACCGCGCGCCCGTCGAGCGCCGCCCGGATCTCTCCAAGTCTGGCGATGTAGCGGTTTCCCCCGACGCTGGCGAGCTCGTGGCGGCTGTGCGCCTGGCCGTCCCCGAGCAGCGCCAGGATGTGGCGTGCCGCACGCTTCAGGGCCTCCCGCTTCGCTGGGTCGTGCGGGGGCACCGCGAGCGGGATCAGCGCGACGGCGGGAGGGGTCCAGTCGAGGGGGCGCTGGGTCGCCATCAGGTGCGGGTCCTGCGAAGCGCACGCATCAGAATCAGCCGCAACGCACG